AGCTTGGCTTTCCTTTATTGTTAACCACTACAAACTACCATGTGTCAACCACGTCCACGTCCAAAACACCACAGCTATTCGATGGCTTAAGTGGTGTGGTGCTGAGTTCTCCGATGACGACTCCACCGACTTCCTTTCATTCCAAATCAATCCCTCTTTATCTAAATAACAATTATGTGTGAACCTATCTCGATGGGTATAGCTAGTGCTGTATCATCCTATGCTGGGCAACAGGCTGCGGCAAGCGCCCAAGAACAAGCTCAAGCGCAAGCCTCTGCTGCTGAACAAGTTAGAGCGCAACGTGCTAACACGGCAATACGACTTAGAGAAGCTCAGGAGAACACCGCCCGGTCACAACGCACCGAAGCCGCGCAAGTTCAGACAATGGAGGCAAAATCACGTGCGCGTCTAATTGCTCTTACGGAGTCAGGCATTGCTGGTATGTCCTTAGAGAGGTTGACCGATTCGTTAACAGCTAAACAAGCACGGTATGCGTTCTCTGAAAAACAACAGCAGAAGATGCAAGCACAACAGACTGGATTAGAATTAGAGGAAGGAGCCATACGCTCACGAATGAACCAGCTTAGAATCAACCAGCCAATCAAACAAGCCAGCCTATTGGAATCAGGGTTACAAGGAATGCAAACCGCAATGCAAACCGCTCAGGTGTTTCCAGTTAAATAACAATTTTAAATGACAACAGAAGATCTTAAAAAAGCACTCTCTCAGGACACACGGGAGAAAGTTGATGTTAATCTTGGTCAAGTCTCACTGCGATCAACAATCAGCCGTGGCGGTCAATATAACGTAGTAACACAAGAAACTCCCAAGGAGAACTCGTTTACCCAATTATCGAAAGCGTTAAATCAGTTTCCTCAACTTGCTGGTCAATTTAAAAACATTCAACAACAAGCGGGGATCGAGAAAGTCCAAGGGATGTCCCCTATGGAGATTAAAGAGGAGCTAAAGAAACGAGCCGAAGGCGGCGACGAATCAGCAAAAAGTTTTATCTATGACTTGTTCCAAAAAGAGGCCGTTGATGAAGAACTGTATCGTCAGGTGTTAAAGACGGAGGTCATTCCAAAGTTACAGACCTTAGAGGCTGAGTTATCAAACGCTTCTCCATCAGAGATGAACAAAATCTTAAACTCTGAAGACCCAATTGCAGAGCTTGAGAAGCGTTACAACGACGTGATACCAGGTGAAGTAGATGCAATGGTCGCGAATTCCTCTCACCAAAAAGCGTTACACAATGAGATGTTACGTAGAATTCCGGGACTCGCTGGTAAAACCCATGCTACCTTAATTGAAAAACAACATAAATTTACTGAAGCATCTGCGATTGATAACATACTTTTACCAGATGATTCTAATGTTTTCACGTCGGATGAACCACCTGCTCTTGAGGTTAACGATGACGGAGAAATACCGAGTCTTCCGGGCGATCCGGTGCCGGGTGTGGCTTATATTGAAGCAGCAGGGGGAACACTTCTTCCGTCCGATGATCCCTTTCAAGTGGAGCCGAAAGATCCTATTGTTAACGAAGAGAAACCTAAATTACCGAGAGTGCCTCAGAGTGGTCCAAGGATTCGTTCAGCAGGGCTTGAGACAATCCAAAAGGAAGCAGACAGCGACTTAAACTCTCTAGAACAATTTATGAGCGGAAGTGCTGATTACGTAAGCGTCGCTGGTAATCCCGCACAATTAGGTAAAGAGAGCGTTCTTTCTCAGGTCTCACTGGTAGATGAAACAGGTAAGATATTTAACTTGGAAAACGTTCCAATCAAAATTGAAAAGGCTTCAAGCAAGACGACCCCCGAAGGTGTGTTTAAACTTGTTAGCGAAGGACGGCTTCAACCTAAAGGAGATGGTTCCTACATTAACGACGGCGAAGACGGAGCGATAACAAAAGACACCAAACCAGTTAAGCTGACTCCAAAACAGGAAACAGAACTCTCTGTCAACACTATAACAAAAGAGAGGACTGATAAAGCTAAACAGCTTAATGCGATAGACAATGCGAAATACACTGATGGTCTTAACTCAATTCAAAAAGGAATTATAAAAAACCACACTTCTACAACATGGAGAAAGAAAATTGAAGAGAGGTCACTCGATAACCTTGGAGCTAACATCCAAGAAAACCTAAACACTATCGACACGTTCTTGGAGCAAGTAAAAGAGGGAAAGTTGTTATTAAATGGTAAACGATACACTAACGACTACATCTCAAAACTACAGCGACTAATCGACACGGAAGAACGGCGTAGGGAATACGCGGATGACCCCTTAGGAGATGACCTTGCTGATAAGCATAAAATCAACATCGCTAACATCTTAGTTCAAACGGAAGATGGGGAGTTCACGACAGACAAAGCAGATGAAGCGTTGTCAAAAGAAATAGTCGCCGCATACAAGCTTTACAGAAATTCTCAGATTGGAGAAAAGGAGCGCGACGAAATTATTACCGAAGCGTCACGCGTAAAGGAGTTAATTTCGAGGTTTGACATCAATGACGACAATGTCGATTTCTACGCCTTGATTGACAACAGAAGACCCATCTTTGAAGGTCTTGGAGCGGCTGATCTTAAACGTCAATATACAGATCCAGACGCTATTGTTGCAAAATGGGAGCAACTTGGAAAAGATGTATCAGGATTGAAAGTCACGAAAGAAGACGACTGGGGAACCACGGTCAAGGAATCATGGAACAAGATCCTTTATGCGGCTCCTTTAGAAGCTTGGCAAGACGCAAACGCCCGAGCCGAACGAGATGTTATTAAAGAGTTTGTAAAACGAGGTTACAAGAAAGCCCGCGTGTTTGACCTTATGAACGAACAAGGGGAAACAGTAGGAATAAAATCGTATTACCGTGATCTAGTAGAAAAATACTACACAGAAGAAGCGGGAAAAATATCTGATGACTCCTTGGCTGCGTTACGAGAACAAGCTAATAAGTTCCGAAGTGGAAATAACCTAAGTGATCTACAACGAGACGCAGGTGTAACTATATTAGATACACCGGAAAGGGCCGCCGCAAAAGTTGCGAAAGCCTTGGAACAACAGCAGCAAGATAATGACCTTCTAGACGAAGACGGAAAGATCGTTCCAACGCTGCCGGATGAAACAACGGAACAAGCTCTAGACCGCTTTAACAAAACTATGGAAGATGAGGCGGCTAGAGAAGCGATGTTAAATAGCAACCCTGATATAACTAAACGTCAAAAGTTGATTGAGCAAGTTTATCGTAAAACACTGCTAAACGAAGGATCATACTATAAAAGACACGCAATCAATGCAGGTCATTTCGCTCGTAAAAAACAGTTTGGAAAAGAAGAAGAAATACAAAAACAGGCTATAGCACGTTCAAAAAACATCGGCCTGCCTATGGAAATACACCGAAACGGGGCCGCCGTTAAACCATCAAAATATGCCTCTTACTCGCTCGACTTAAACCCAGAAGGTGTTTCTCCTGACGGTAAAAATAGAACTCCTCCACTTTACGAAAGAAAAGAAACGCCTAAGACGCACATCTATAGTTACTATGCAGCACGGGAAGGAGCTTACAACGTGTTCGATAAATTAGACGAATTGTTTAATATGTATTTTCCCGGTGGGAGCGAGGAAGAGCGGAATCAATTCCGAACTGATCAAGTAGAACTAGCGCGTAAGATAGGCTTCGGACTTCCCGCAAAAGAAGATAACAATAAATAATTTTACCATATGAATATATTTCCAAAGACGGTTAATTCTTTCACATCAATGTCGTCGCCCGACCTCACAATGCGGGCTTCACTAACTGACCCTGACTACGAACACTTAGACATTCCCGGTGACACTGAACAAGACGATCCTGGTATTCTTGAGGATGTCGCAGTCGGCGTTGCATCAGGGTTTGAAGGATTTGGCAGGTCTCTGGTAGGTGTCGCAGATATGGTTCTTGGTGACATGTTTGACATGGACGAAGAGTTCTATAACAAACGAGCCTTCGGAAGACCGACGGGAATTGCTGGAGGACTTGCTGAAGGTATTACACAGTTTGCTTCTGGATTGATTCCAGGTGGATTCGCCGTGGGCTTGTTAAGTAAAGCAGGTAAAGCTGCCACCGCTCTTAAATTCACTAGCAAAACAGCTAAAACAATTAAAGGAATATCAACAGGAGCCATAGCAGACTTCGTCGCCTTTGACGGCCATGAAGCTCGTTTAAGCGACTTACTGTCGGAACATACGGATCTTCTTTACCCGGTAACAGAATACTTGAAGTCTAACCAAGAAGACTCCGAGTTTGAGGGTCGGATCAAGAATGTTATTGAAGGAGGAGCCATCGGAGGCGCTGTTGGAGGCTTAGTGTGGACCGGCGCTAAATTGTTAAAGTCTCTCAAGAACTTTGATGGAACACCCGAAGCTGCCCAAAAACTAAAACAAGCAAAAGACGATCACGATGAGGCGCTTGTAAAAAGCGGAACAGAAACTCCCGAAGGACAGGAGATGTCTAAAAAAGTCGAAAAAGAGCTTGAGGATGTTGATGTTGATAAACTGATTGCCGGACCAAAACCCGGACAAGCGGAACCTGAGGGGAGTGTCGATCCTTTTGAAACCGATTTACCAGATGAGTTTGAACGTGTAAGTGGTGAGCAAGCCATAATGGCAAACGCCCGTATTACGGAAGCCATCTTAGGTTCCCAAACAAAAGCGGAAATGGACGACATCTTTAAACGGTTTGTTCCTGAGTTAGTAGCAAAGGACGTTGCAAGCCCGGAAAAGCGAGCCGCCGAAATGATGACGATTCTACGGGCAAGCGGAATGAACGCGGATGGAATTGATAAAGCTATTAAAGGCGGTCTTCTGGACGACGATTCAAAGCTGGCAGCGATGAAGGAAGCACGTGCCGGACAACAAGTTGCGTTGTTTGGTATGCAAGCCTCAGTCGATCAATTAACAACACTTGGAGCCCAATGGGACAAACTAAAAGCGAGTGGAGCGTCTCAGGTAAAACTCGACCGTATAAAGATCCTTGCTACACAAGAACAACGTAGGTTGAAATACTTTACTGCTGTTCAAGCTAACTATGGAACCGAATTCTCTAAAGGATTACTAGATCGTAAGACTGGGTTTGTACAAGCCATGCAGCAGAATCTTGGAATTAAAAGCGCAGCTACAAAACAAACCGAAGACTATGATGTAGCTATGGCACAGGTCATTGCTGACGATGACGACCTTGCAGACGCGGTTGCAGAGATAAATCTGCAAGACATGGATGAGACGGTGGACGAGATATTAAATGAAGCTGACCAAGCCATTGACCCTTCCTCTGGTAACGGAACTAAAGTTAAACAAAAAGAAATCAACCGTAAGCGTTTAAACGAAAAAGAACGTCTTGAAAAACGTAAGGCTACTCTAGAGAAGCAACTAGAACTTAAACGTAAACAATCAGCAGGTCTGTCTGGTAAAGATCCAGATGAAATAACAGGAGAAGCAAAGGCACCTAAAGATGATGACGCTGATACACACAAGCTGAATAAGGAGGTGCGTTCGTTAGAAGAGAAAATTAAGTATCACGACCAAGCCTTTAAAGACGAACAAGACATCATTACCTTGCGTGAAGAGGAGTATTACGTTGATACGATGGACGCTAAAGATTATAAAGCTCGCGTTAAAACGAAAGAGCTTGAGAGACAACGTGCATCTGAAGCAAAGAAAACCACAACAACTACGGTTGCTGAACTTCGAAAGATTGTTAAATCTAAAGCAGATCGGAAAGTTAAGATTGCCAGCGCACAGGAAACCTTGGATGGACTCCGTAACAAACTATTGAAAGGAGATGAGCCAGCTAAAGGAAAACCACTTCCCGATGAAATCAAAGCTGATCCAGAAATGGAGGATATACTTGTTAGGATTGATTCGGCTAAACGGATGATCCGAGAAGAGAATGACATCCAACAAGTCATTGAAGAGGTGCAGTCTCTTTCGAAGTTAACAGACCAACAGTTTGTGGAACTCAGTAACGCTCAAAAAGCCCGTAACCGTCTTCTTAAGACTCCCGCTAAAACACGTTTACAAGAACTTCGAAAGCAAAAAAGCGCGTATGTGAAGCGCAGAACCGAAGCCATTAACAGCACTGGACGCGGTTTCACGACTAAAAAGGCTGTTAACTCATGGTTAAAATCTAGACCTGGCGACATGGAGAAAGGATTCGACACCTTTATGAAACGCATGATGTTTGCGGCTGATGGAGAAAGTCCTTTGGATGCGTTTGTCAAGATTAATGAAATGTCGCAGATGAGTCGGTTTGATAAGTTTACGAATTTTGGTATTAGACTGTTTCAACGTAACCTTCTATCTGGACCTGCCACCACTACACTGAACGTGTCTATGCCATTGGCAGTGAGATTCTTAACCAAGATGGAACGCATCGTAGGGGCAGGGGTTGGCGCACTGAGAGGAGACGAGGCTCAAATGCAAGTCTTTAAAGAAGCACTAAAGTTTCACCAACAAGCCGAGGACTTCCGTATGGTTATTAAAGCAGGGTCTAAAGCAACACGGACAAAATCAGATGTTGTTACAGGTGGTCCTTCGCCGTTTACCGAGGCAAATGGGAGACCTAACATTGACGCGCTCGACCCCGAGCTTTATGGAATGAACAAGGACAGCACCTCAGGTAAAGCGATGGGATGGGTTAACACTTGGTTTAACCTTCCTTTTGCGTTGAACGCTGGTGGTGATTCCATGAACAAAGCAGCAGCCGGTTTATCTAACCTACGCGAAAGACTGGCCAACCACGTTTACACCGATCCAAAATGGATTAACAAACCAGTTGAAGCCAAAGAAGCTTGGATTAAACAGACAATGGAAAAGTCGTTCTTGGAAGATGGAGCGATGTATAGCGAAAGCGCAATAATGTCTAAGCTCGCAAAACAAGCACGTGAAAACGTTCTTAAAGGAGAACGCGCTGGTGAGGCGATAGACAACCCGATGTTGATACCCAATGAACTACGGAGATTAACATTAGAGAATAAAGATAAATTCTTGCGAGATCAAGACGCGCTAAAGCTTCTGGAAGAGACCAAACAATACACACGGGAAGTAACCTTTACTGATCCTAATCAAGGGGAGTTCGTTAGTCTTGTGAACAGAGCGAGGGAGAAATTTCCGCCATTAACACTAATCCTTCCGTTTGTTAATACGCCCGCACAGATCCTTTCATTTGGGTTAAAGAGGACAATGTTTGGTGCCGCTTACGAACAGATTGCACCAATGATGTCTAAACGCGCAGCGCAGAGACGTGCTGAAATGGCAGCAATGAGTCCAATGCAGAAAGCTGAATACAGTGGACGCATGGCTACCGCTACAGCAGGAAGCGCCGCATTGCTTTATTACGCTTACTTAAACAAAGATAAGATTACCGGAAGTGGACCACGTAATCCTGCTGAATTAAAAGCACTTAGAGCTACGGGATGGCAGCCTAACTCATTTGTTATTGGTGATGAAAACAATCCAACATATGTAAGTTATCAAAGGCTTGATCCATTTGCGACGATGATTGGAATTGCGGCTGACTTTGCTGAACATATGTCAATGAACCCAAAGATAGAGCAAGGAAGCCAAGAGTCGTTTATGGCGCTCGCTTTTGGAATGGCTGAAAATATAACAGATAAGTCTTTCCTTCGCGGTCTAAACAACGTCTTGAATGCAGTGCAACAGCCTGACATCTACGGTCCTAAGATCGGTCGAGATATTGTTAGTGGCATGGCAGTGCCTATGTCAGTTAACCAATTTAAAGACATGGGTGAAAGTGAAGTAATGATTCGTGAATCACGCAGTGTATTAGATGCGGTGTTACGTAAACTTCCTATTGCTGATGAAAAGATACCACCCAAAAGGACATTCTTAGGTGAGGCTATTTATAAACAAAACCCACTAGGACTTCTTGGTGTTATGAATCCTATCTACATATCAAGTAAAAAGAACGACAGCGTAGATAAGACCTTACAAGAGCTAGTTCACGGGTTTGATATGCCTTCGCCAAACTTTATTGGAAACAAAGAAACGGACATGCAGACCTTCTATAACGCTGAAGGACGACAAGCCTACGACAGGTTTCTTGAATTAACATCTACAACAACTATAAACGGACGCACTTTGCGTGACGCGCTAAAAGGTTTAGTCAATTCAAGGCAGTTTAAAGCTGTCACCAAGACGGTCAAAGAAGCCGGAGGACAAGCTGAACTGGTCTCTAAAGACCCTCGTATTAAAGAGATTAACAGAGTTCTTGGCGCTTACAGGCGTAAGGCTAAACGTGAGATGAGCGCAGAGTTTCCCGAGCTTATTCAACGCGTTAAAGACATTAACACTAATCAACGACAGCTACAAAAATCTGTTTCTGAAGAACTTAACAACCCTATCCCAACCTTATAAAACACCATGCCTGACACAAGTGGACTATCATTCTACGAAACCGACGACGTAACAAGTAAATCAATTACCTATGGTTTTGACGTATTAAGCGCCGATGACATTACTGTTATTGCTATCGCTTCAAACGGAGCCAGAACTGTTTTAACCGTAGAAAGCGGGGACGGATACGGATACACGGTCAACCTCGATACCCAGACTGTTACTTATACAGGAGCATCGTGGGACAGTCACCCGTTGATCTATCCTTCTAGCTCAGTGCGCGTCTATCGGACCACCTCAGTTATACCTTCGATTGACTTTAAGTCAGGCGCTGTGTTAAGTGAAAGCGATCTCGATACTGCCTATAAGCAAGGTCTCTTTGCCGCACAGGAGATGACCGAGGATGCAGCCGACACAAACGCTGGTCTTCAAAGTGTAACATCAGGTGTTATTGCAGCCGGTGCTGTGACCGCTCCTAAGATTGCAACAAACTCAATCTCAGAAGACCGCATAATTAACAGCGCAGTCACTAACGCGAAGATTGCAGACAATGCTATTAACGCGGCTAAAATCCAGAATGGAACAGTAGGATCAGTTGAGCTAGCGACTGGTTGTGTTATAGAAAGCAAAATCGGCAACCTAGCTGTAACGGAGACTAAAATAGGCGATCAAGCGGTAACACAAAACAAGGTGACCAAAGCTACTAAAGCTAACATGGAAGCCCAAAGCGGTAGCTATGGTGTAGTAACACCTGACGTTCTTAAACACAGCCCGTTAGTTCCTAGGTGTTATGGATCAGTAACTTATGATACAGAATCGTCTCAGGTTGTTACACAATCGTATAATGTTGATATAACACAGACACAGAATGAAACTGTCACAAACTTTAAACGTAAAATCTATTTATTAAATAACGTAACTTCAGCTAATTACACGGTAATGGCGTCCTTATCTGCCGCGAGCGGAAATTCACACGATGACGGACAGGTTGTCATTGCTAGTAAAGATGTAGGTGAATTTGAAATAATTATTACCGAAGGCGTTGCTACGGGGCGTCAAGTTGACTTCGTTGTCTTCGGAAGCACCCTTGCCACATAATAACAGATGAACTCCTCAGTCAATACACCCTTAGTAGGTATCACCGGATTGATTGCAAACATAACACTCGAACAAGTTAACACCACTGTGGCTATTGCGGTAGGACTCTCGACGTTGATCTATATGTTAATAAAGATACGACACCTCTTAAAGAATAAACAAAAATGAGCGACGAAAAACGAAGCATCAAGATGGAGGGTTTACAAGACCTTCTCATCGACACATTCATCGACCAAATCAAAAGTGGTGAAGCACCTCCTGCCTTGTTAAACGCTGCACGTCAGTTACTTAAGGACAATAACATCACTGCAAGCATCACTAAGGATTCACCCTTGGAGGCACTTGTAAATTTACTTCCCTTCGAAGATCCGACTGATAAAGTTGTCAATGAATGAGTGACATCCCACCACAGCTTAAGGACTTCCGTAACTTCCTTTGGATGACATGGAACCACCTTACGCTACCCGCACCCACCCCTATCCAATATGAGATAGCCGAGTGGATGCAAAACGGTCCACGCCGAGGTGTTATCCAAGGGTTCCGAGGTGTCGGTAAGTCATGGATCTGTTCTGCCTTTGTAGTCCACCAACTCCTCCTAGATCCACAAAAGAACATCCTTGTTGTCTCGGCATCCAAGAACCGCGCTGATGATTTCTCTACGTTCACCCTTAGGTTGATCCACGAGATGCCCGTCTTGGCTCACCTGATGCCTGGGGATAAACAACGCTTCTCTAAGATCTCCTTTGATGTCGGACCAGCCCAAGCATCTCACGCTCCCTCGGTCAAGTCTCTTGGTATAACATCCCAGCTTACCGGTAGCCGTGCTGACATCATTGTTGCTGATGACGTAGAAGTCCCTAACAACTCAGCCACCCAGTCGATGCGTGACAAGCTCTCAGAGCAAGTCAAGGAGTTCGAAGCTATCCTTAAGCCTGAGGACAACAGCCGCATCCTTTTCCTTGGGACACCTCAGTGTGAGGACAGTATCTATAACAAGATGCTTGAGCGTGACTACGAGATGCGCGTGTGGCCAGCAAAGAAGATAACAAAGGACAAGTCCGAAAAGATCTACAAGGGTAACATAGCTGACTCCTGTATCGATGACGATAACGTCGGAGACCCTACCGAACCCACACGCTTCAATGACATCGACCTAGCCGAGCGTGAAGCATCCTATGGTAAGTCAGGGTTCGCCATGCAGTTCATGCTGGACCCTAAGCTGTCTGACTTGGACCGCTATCCATTAAAGATCAATGACCTTATTGTTATGGATCTTGATAACGAGACGGCACCCGAAAAGCTTGTGTGGGCGCAAGTCCCTGAGAACGCTTGGGACAGCACTGTGCCGAACGTCGGGTTCACCGGGGACCGCTTCTTTCGTCCTATGAAGCTTGTAGGGGACCACGTGCCTTACACCGGAAGTGTCCTTGCTATTGACCCATCAGGACGTGGTAAAGACGAGACCTCTTGGGCTGTCGTCAAGATGCTTAACGGCTACCTGTATGTTACCGATGCCGGTGGTATGCAAGGAGGATACGACGAAAAGGTTCTTAAGGTCCTTACCATGAAGGCCAAGATGAACAAGGTTAATGTTATTGTGGTGGAAAGTAACTTTGGTGACGGCATGTTTGTGGAGATCATTAAGCCCTATCTCACTAAGATCTACCCTTGCACCGTCGAGGAGATCAGACATAACATCCAAAAGGAAAGGCGAATAGTAGACACCCTTGAACCCGTCCTTAACCAACACAGGCTTGTTATCGACCCTAAGGTCATCAAGAACGACTACGACTCCGCCCAAAAGTATCCCATCGAAACACAGCTAAAATACCAGCTAATGTTCCAGCTCTCTCGCCTTACACGAGAAAAAGGGGCGTTAACACACGATGATAGACTTGATGCCCTTTCGATGGGTGTCTCCTACTGGACACAACAGATGGCCCAGGATGCGGACACAAAGATCGGAGAACGTAAAGAGGAGGCCATCCTACAACAACTCAGAGACTTCAAGGACACCTATTACAAGTCACACAATAATAAAAGCACATATACATCATGGATATAAAGACTGTTAACGACATTATAACGATGCTTGAGGAATACCGCGATAGTGGCCTTAGGATGGATTCTGAGCGGGTTTTGGATGGACCGGTAGGTGAGCCTAACAAACAACGCCTAGTGCTCGCTGTGGGGCATTCTAGGGCCAACGACAAGGGAGCAGTGAGCTGGGATGGGACTTACACCGAGTGGGCCTACAATCGAACCCTTGCCCACTTTATCAATCTTTACCTAGATGAGGCCATTGATGTTACCATTATCGACAAATACAAAGGGGACTCCTACACCGAAGCTATGGCTAACCTTAAGCTTGGCGTTGATCCCCTTGGGGCGGACCTTGTGGTCGAACTACACTTCAACGCCTACAAGTCCCAAGAGGCCAACGGATACGAAGCCCTTTACTGGCACACCTCCAAACACGGCAAACAAGCCTCCGAAGCCTTTATCGACTCAATGTCCTCCGCTTTTCCCAACAACCTCAACCGTGGACCCAAAGCCATCAAGGATAACTCCGAAAGAGGCGCACGGTTCCTCAGAATGCTTAAAGCACCTTGTGTTATCCTTGAGCCATTCTTCGGAACCAACAAAAAGGAATGGACCATGTTCCAAGAATCATACGGAAAACAACAACTCGGAAAAGCAATAGCCACGTCTATTAACAAGTGTTTTTTAGATTGGGCTAAGTAGTTGAATAACAATCCTTTACAAATAAGACCCATAATAGGGAGGAAGGGAATATAAGCCTATCTTAGGATAGCCCCGAAGGTGGATGGTCTAAGGCTTGATAATAACATCCTCCTCATTCTCTATCTTAGAATTACCCCGAAGGTGAGTCTTATCTAAGGATTAATAATATCATCCTCATTATCCTCCACCTAAGGAGATCTTATAATATCTTAGAATAAGGGAGGACTTAAGGTAGTCTTAGAATAGCTCTAAGAGGAGGAGAAGAAGGATACCTATATAGAACCAACCTATCAGTGTTTAATGCAACATAACTCCAACATCCATCACCAAGAGATACCTGAGGTCTCCCTAGACAACCTAGAGCATGCCTTAGCTATCTTACAGGAACACTTTGATGATGTGGTTGTAGCTGTGCATCACCAGGACACCAGGAACATTAAGGTAACATCATCTAATCCTTATGCTGGCTTAGGGATGCTACCGACCATCCAAACGAAGCTTAGGGGTGCCATAGAACACGCCGAGATGACCCAGTTGATTCATGAGGAATCCTATGAGATCGAGGATGACGATAGGCTGTAGGTTTTAGTTACAAAAATGTGAAGGGGTAACGTTATATCGACGAATCGATTTTACCCCCGAGCCCCCTCGAAAACGTCACAATAAGAGGCTAATTGCATATAAATAAGCAAGGGGGGTGCCTTTATGGTGGCTAGTCGCTTTATTAATAGCAAGGTGTGAAGACTTATTGAATGTTTTTGATCATGCTTTGATTGTTATATCGACCAAGGGGACTCTTGTTTGTTATTGCAAGTGAGTTGCATTTGTCCGTTTTTTTGTTGTCACCCCCCTTTTGACTTTTAACAACCTAGAGACAACCTAGAGACAACCTAGAGACAACCTAGAGACATCGGAGCTTACACTTTTCGATAATACTGCAAGCACCTCATAAAAACACGTGAAAACTTTTTTGTTTTTTATGATAGACAACCAAGGAAACCTACAGTAGAAGTAAGCATGTTCAAAAACATATTCAACAGAAAGCCGGTAACACTCAGAGAAACCAAAGAGTGGAAAGTGTTATTCAATGAGCTTCTCAAGCTTCAAAACTCAGCCCATCACGCGCACCAAGACATCTTGACCATTACGGGATTCATGAAGACTCTTGAAGAGCTAGAAGCACACGTGAAAAGAAACCGTAGATAGAAACAAGACAATGAACATCCTAGAAAACACCACCGGCCCGCTCTTTCTAATCCTTCTCTTGTGCGTATTGTTAATCCTCGCATACGCTTGCGTGGTTGTTAACTACGCCAAAAGCGCAAAGCGATACAAGCGCATGAAGGATCAGGCGGAATCCAAAAGATCCCGCGAAGATTTC